GGCTGGCAGTCCTGGCGCGACACCCCCGCCATGATCGGCACCACCGGCAAGGGGCTGCGGCTCGAGGCGTTCCAGATCACCGTGAAGGACAAGGGCCAGCTCTACGGGGCCGTGTCCGTGGAGTACCGCGCCCACGTCCAAGGCATCGGGTGGCAGCCGTGGGTCAAGGATGGCGCGACGGCTGGCACGGTCGGGTCCGGTCTGCGCGTGGAGGCCGTCGAGATCCGCATCGTCCCGGCGACCGAACCCACCCCCACCGTGACGCCAACCCCGTCACCGACGCCCACGCCGACCGCGGCACCCGTGACCCGGCTCGCGTTCACCGCCGACACCGGGATGGACGAAAACGGCAAGGCCGTACTAGACAAGATCGGGGCAGGTAACTACGACGTCACCTCGATCATCGGGGACTTCGCCTACGTGCCCAACCGGGAGCAGCAGTTCTGCGACCAGGTGAACAGCCGGGTTCCTGGCAAGGTCGCCATCGTGGCAGGTAACCATGAGGAGATCCCCAACCCTGACGGGACCATGGAGAAGTACGAAGCCTGCCTACCTAACGAGGTCAACGCTGTTCCGTACACCACCAGCAGGTACGGGCGGGACTACTACTTCGACACGGGTAACGTCCGGGTCATCCTGATCAGCCCTGACATTCCGCTCACGACCGGAACCAAGACCTATGTCTATGGCACCCAGGAGCGGGAGTGGCTGAAGAAGGTGGCTATCGACGGGCGAGCTGCAGGTAAGTGGGTCGTCCTCGGCTACCACCACCCGTGCTTCTCCATCGGCCTGCACGCCTGCAAGGACACCAAGCCATCGCTTTCTGAGCTGGCCATCGGCCTGGGCGCAGATGTCGTGGTCACCGGCCATGACCACAACTACCAGCGCACCCATCAGATCCGGGGCTCCAAGGCCGCTCCTGTGGTCATCGACAAGGACAACGCCTACAAGAGACAGACCACGACGTCCAAAGGCACCACGTTCGTCGTGGTGGGCAACGGTGGGTGGAACCCCCGTACCATCACCCAGACCCTGCCTGCGTGGATGAAGGTCGTCAATGGCACAAACAGCCCTGGAGGGATGGCCTTCGGGTACGGAGAGCTGATCGCGACCAACACCGTTCTCACCTGGAATCACGTCTCTGCGTCAGGAGCTACGCTCGCTGACTCCTTTACCGTAACCAGGTAGGTCGCTTGTTCTCTGATAGAGAATGAGGGGCAGAGAAGGATAACCGTGCCAAGCTAGGAGCACTATGACAACCGTCGTTCCAGGTGGGCAGTACGGCGATATCTTCGCCTACGACGACACCCCCATGGACCTGGAGAGCGCTCCTAACAAGACTTCTCCGCTGGAGGAGATCGGGGCTACCGGCGTCAAGCGCGCCGCTGGGATGATCGACGAGGAGTTTCTCCCTGCCCTCCGTGGGCGCAAGGCCATCAAGGTCTACCGGGAGATGTCCCTCAACGACCCCATCATCGGGGCGATGCTCTTCTCCATCGAGAAGCTCGTGCGCCAGGTGAAGTGGACCGTTACCGGCAACGACAGCTCCCCGGAGTCAGCGGATGCGGTGAAGTTCGTCGAGGAGTGCATGGAGGACATGTCCCACACCTGGGACGACATGATCTCCGAGATCCTCTCGATGCTGGTCTACGGCTTTTCCTGGCACGAGATCGTCTACAAGAAGCGCATCGGTCCCTGGGAGACCGATCCCAAGAACAAGTCGAAGTTCACCGATGGCCGGATCGGCTGGCGGAAGATCCCGATCCGGGCACAGGAGACCCACCTGCGCTGGATCTTCGACGAGAGCGGTGGCGTGAAGGGCTATGTGCAGATCCCTCCCCCGTACTACAAGACCTGCGTCATCCCCATCGAGCGTTCGCTGCTGTTCCGCACCGGTACCCACAAGGGCAACCCTGAGGGCACCTCGATCCTGCGTACTGCGTACCGGCCCTGGTTCTTCAAGAAGCGCCTAGAGGAGTTCGAGGCCATCGGCGTCGAGCGTGACCTGGCGGGTATGCCGGTGGCCATGGTCCCCAGTGCCTACATGAAGGCGAAGGAAGGGACCAACGAGTCCAAGGTCTACAAGTCCTTCAAGAAGATGGTCCAGAACGTCCGCAGGGACGAGCACGAGGGCCTGGTCCTTCCGCTGGAATACGACGAGAAGGGCAAGGAGCTCTTCCGCTTCGAGCTGATGTCAGCTGGGGGAAGCAAGACCTTCGACACCAACGCCCTCATCCAGCGCTACGAGCAGCGCATCCTCATGGTCGCGATGGCCGACTTCCTGCTCCTGGGGCACGAGGGCACCGGCTCCTACGCCATGCACGTGGACAAGACCGGCATCTTCCGGGCTGCGCTGAACACCATCACCGAAGCCATCGCGGACACCTTCAACCGGCACGCCATCCCCAGGCTGTTCCAGCTCAACGACTGGAAGCTCGACGAGCTCCCCAAGATCTCCCCCACCAACGTCGACCCGCCCAACCTAGCCGAGCTGGCCTCCTTCATGACCTCGATGGCTGGGCTGGGGATGCAGTTCTTCCCCGACCCCGACATGGAGAAGTTCCTGCGCGAGGTCGCTCACCTGCCTGAGCTTCCTGAAGAGGTGCTGGAGGCACGCCGGGAGATGGCGATGCAGCAGACCGCAATGGACTTCATGGGGATGAACCAGAAGTTCGGCATGGTCTCTGAGGGCGGGATGACCCCAGAACAGGCCCAGATGGCCTCTGAGAGCCCCAACGAGGCCCAGCAGGAGTCTGAGGCTGTGGGCCAGATGCGCAGCCAGGCACGGGCCCAGATGGACCCTGAGGTGCTGCAGTCTCAGCAGGCCCAGGCGGAGATGCAGCGGGCCATGGAGATGCAGCACCAGATGGATTCCATGGCACTACAGGCCCAGGACCCCAACGCCCAGAAGCAGGCTGCGGCTGATGAACAGGGTCGTCAGATGGACCTGAAGGGCAAGGAGATGGACCTGAAGATCCGGGAGAAGGATCACTCCCGTGATCAGGAGGGTAAGGACAAGGACTTCAAGCGGGACCAGGCCGCCAAGGACGCTGACGTTCGTCGTCAGCAGTTCCTGGGCAAGCTCAAGGAAGCCCAGGCTCGCCAGCAGGCGCAGGCTAAGCCTGCTCCCAAGAAAGACAACAAGGACGCCTTTAAGAAGAAGGGCAAGCGATGAGCGCCTTCCTGGAGATGCCTAACCAGTCGGTGATCTCGAAGACCTTCATCCCGGGCAAGGGCTACGTCTCTGCGACCAAGCTGCCCAAAAGCCAGCTGCGTATAGTGGTTCGCACCCAGCAGGCTGCCAAGGCGCGGGTTCGTGACGACGAGGCCAAGCACTTCCAGGCGTACCGCAAGACTGACAAGGAACAGAAGGATCTCCTGGCAGAGATCGGGCAGAAGGGCAAAGAGCTGCCCTCACCGATGAAGGGGACAGCCTTCCTCCAGCCCAACTGGGCCAAGGAGGCCCAGATGAAGTCGGTCAACATCGAGGCCTTCGCTGTCAAGCGCGGTGGCAGAAGAAGCGGACAGGCGGTGATGGTGGTCCCCAAGGGAGCGACCAAGGACACTGTCAACCACGAGATGGCACACCTGACCCCCAAGCGCAGTGGGTACCGGCTTCACCAGGTGCTGAGCGACCCTAAGAAGCTGATGCGCGAGGAGGGTCGAGCTGAAATGGCTACCCGGTCCAAGGGGGGCTACTACAGGACAGACGCTCCGGGTACGTCTGGGTACATCCAGATGGCCAGGGACGAAGACGTTAGATCCTTCGCAAACATGCAAGACAAGATGCGGCGCGGGAACATCTTCAGTGAGGGGAAGTACTCCAAGGAGTCCATGGACGAGTTCAGGGGAGTGCAGGACAAGATCTACCAGGCTCGACGCGCCCGCGGCAGTGACACCTTCGTCATCGGCGGAGACAAGAAGTTCCGTGGCAACCAGTACGTGGACGACAAGAAGCGCCGCAAGGTGCGCGCTGGTCTGGTCGCTCTCGGTGGTGGAACTGCAGTCGGTGGTGGCGGTTACTCCGCTTACCGGTGGAACAAGAAGAGGAGTGGGTCGTGAGTTTTCTGGAGATGCCTAACTTCCTCAGCGATGAAGAGGCACCTGAAGCCGGAGATCCTTCGGCTGAGCCTCGGACCCGCGCCGAAAAACTTACGTCAATCCGTACCCGTGACCTCAAAACTGGTCGTTTCGTAGGGTCGCCCTCCCTGGTCACTAAGAGATGGAAGGACATCTTCCAGAGCGGCGTGGAATCGGGCGCGGAGTACCGGAGGCTGAAGAAGAAGAAGAGGGGTCAGGAGATGGACGCCAAGATGAGCGTTACCCTGAAGAAGATCAAGGAGAAGTGATGACTGACTGGTCGAAGTTCTACGACGAGACCCGATCCGCGTGGCTCGCTGCTCCTCCAAAGAGCCCTCGAACTCCTGTGTCTATCTCTACCCGCACTGGGTTCTTCAACCACTACATCGGCCCGGGTTCCCCAGGGTTCGCTGCCAAGCCGCACTCTGCCTGCCTTAAGCAGGTCAAGGTGTGGCAGCGGTATCACCAGAGCAAGGGCTGGAAGGACATCGGCTACAACGCTCTGATCTGCCAGCATGGGAAGTGCATCGAGGGTCGTGGTCTGGGGTACTCCGGTTCACACTGCCCTGGCTTCAACACCAGCGGCTTCGGTGTGCAGTTCATGGTGGCTGGGACTGAGAAGCCCACTGACGTCGCCTACGCGCGGATGCGCAAGCTCTACGACGCTCTGGTCAAGGAGAAGGGTGGCGCGCTGGCTAAGAAGGGACACCGCGACGGAACTGCTACCTCCTGCCCTGGGGATATCGTCTACGCCTGGGTGAAGAAGGGAATGCCATGTCCCGCTGGTACTACCACTCCGCCTCCCACTACCCCGCCGTCAGCGCCTGCTCCTACTCCGGTCCGGACGTTGTACTGGAACAAGACCATGACGGGGACCGACGTCAAGTGTCTGCAGTCGGAGATGAACCGGGT